ACGACCGCGGCCCATTGGTCGACGGCAAGAGAGCGAGTGTTCGCGGCGTGGACCACGGTTTGAGGTCCGGCCTCGACCGCGTGGGACGTGAGCCACCACACGACCAGGGACCGGAGGAGAAAGGACTTGCCGTTTTGTCGGCCGACCGTGACGAGTGAGGTCCGGAACCGGCGCCGGCCGTCTTTACCTTCCTCGAGGAGTCGTTGGGCGGCGTAGGTCTGCCATGGCATGAGCTCGAGACCGATGCGCTTCGCGATTGCTTCGACCTGGAGGCCGTTTTCAATTCTGCCCAGAATGGGGGTTTCGAGTCTCGGCCGGTTCTCGCCCTTTCGCTTTGAACCCTGGGCCTTTCCGGTCGGTTTCGACCGTTTCGGACCCCCCTGGGGGATTTTAGACTCAGTGGGCGCCGGGACTAAAACGGCCCCGCTCAAAGGAACCCGGGTCGACGTTTCGCCTCGACGCGTCCGATTTGTTTCTCGAGGCGCCTTCGGAGTCGATGTCGTCCGGTTCTTTCGTGCCTTCAATGCGTTACCAAGGCGTGCCCCGTCTCGACTGTTACAGGAGATACAGGCGGGGCGAAGGTTGTCGAGTTCGTCGGTTCCACCTAATGCGACCGGGATGATGTGGTCGACGCTTTCGGCGGGCTTGCCGCAACGATGGCAGGGGGGTGGGTCCTCGAGGGTACCCCCGTAGACGCCATACACCCTCGTCTTGACTTTTGGGCCGTACCCCCTATTCGTTGCCATTGCTGACCAGGCTGGAGGTTGTGCGGCCTTGTGGCGCCCGCTCGAGCCTCGCATCCATGAGGAGGGCGAAGGCGAGAAGGATGAAACCGGCGACGAGTAGGGCGAGAGCGAAGATCCAATGGGACGGCCCGAAGGGTTCAGAAGTGCGGGTCATCATCATCCCTTTCGGCGGTGTTGATTTCTTCGAGGTGATGCCAGATAGCGGCGACGGTTCCGACGGTCTCGAGGTAGGTGGGCCAGACTGGGTTCGAGGCGGTTGGCCGTAGTTGCTCGAGGTCTGTTCGGAGTTCTTCGCAAAGGCGAGCGATAGCGAGAAGGTGTTGGGTGTCGGTCACTTGAGTTTCTCCCTGAGTTCTTGGATTTCCCCACGGATTTGGTTTCGTACCGTTTGAGGGACGGGGTTATCTAATGGTTCATTAATGGTTCGGGTAGCACTGTGCGACCCCGTGGCGTGCACTGTGCGACCCCGTAGGTGCACTGTGCGACCCCGTTCAGGTGACGGGGTAGCAGGGTGCGACCCCGTGGACGGTTCCTTGTGGGCGGTTCTGTGGATAACTGGAGCCATTCGGAGCCGGTAGCGTTTTGTCATTCGGTCCGATCTCATTCCGGCCCAACCTGAGGCCTCGAGGAGTTCGAGCTCGAGGAGGTCTGCGATCGCGCGGCGAACGGTTGACGGATGGAGTTCGGTTGCCCTGGCGATCCATCCAACCGACGGCCACGCGGCCGATTCGTTCTCGTTGTACCGATCGGCGAGGGCGAGGAGCACGGCCTTGCGGGTCGGTGATCCGGTTTCCACGGTGAGCGCCCAGGCGAGCGCGTGGATACTCACTCTTCCGCCTGTTCGGTTTCGTGGCGGAACGTGTCAGGGAACTTGGGGCCTCGAGCCTTGTAGTACGTCCAACACGCTTTGGAGCATTGCCAAGTTTTGCCGTCGCGTATGTGGTGGCCTTCGACGTAGGTGGCCGCACGACCACACCAGCAGTAGGCGAGGAGATAGTCGCCTTCGGGTTTGCGTTTTGGTCGGCTCACGATCGGGCCTCCCATTCTCGAACCCAATCCCGGTAATCGCGCAAGACTCCGGAGCATTCGGCCCCGTGAGCGCCGGAGTCGACCAGGGTGAGGAAGAGAGCGTCGGCTAGGCGTTGTGTCCAAAGGTCGAGGCAGTCGGCGAGTTCCTGGGCACGCGCGTATTTCTCGGCGTAGGACTGGCGTTGACTTGTGAGGTACTGGAGCTCGTGGTCGTGGGCGGAGATGTAGTCGTTACTCATCGGGGAAGGCCTTTCGATTTGAGGAGAACCGCGACGCTGGAGGCGGCGGTTATGAGGGCGAGGATTCGGACCAGGGTCATTCGGTCGCCTCCTCGAGGACGGCGCGGGCCGCTTTGAGTCCGGCGGCGTGATCGGCCGGAGGGCTCTTGAGCGGGTTGCCTGGTCGTTTCCCTGTCGGTTCGGGTGTTGTGGCGGTGAGGTGTTCGGCGACGTTCTCGCACGCTTCGAGCCGGTGAACGTCGACGTTGTCGGGATCGTCGGGCAGTACCAGGGACCACGCTTTACGCGCGGCGTTCTGGTCACCATGAGCGGCCGCGAGGACTCGCCCTTTCGCTTCAGGTTTCGGAACCCCTACGGTCGGGCGTCTCGCTTCGACCTCTTCGCTCGAGGCGATCGATCGGTTCACGGCGATACCGGCGAGACCTAACGCGCGACCGACGGCGGAGGTTTCCGCATTCATTGCTTCGGAGTCACGGGTGTAGGGCGTTTTGCCCGGGTACGGTTCCCAGGCGCACGCGACACACGGGCGCGGGTCGTCCTGGTCTCGCCAGACAAACGCGCGTGACTCGAGGAACGTTCGTTCTCCGATCGTGATGACACGGGGCGGGTCTGTGTGGATACGTCCGCCGGGGTTGTCGGCGTAAAACCGGATGATGCGTTCGGCCACGGGGACGTACTTGTCGAGGGAGAAGTCAGAACCCAACGGGCACCCCCATAAGCCATTCGATCGTTCCGCCCAGGAGGAAACAGAGGACGAGGATCACGACTACTTCGACGGTGGTCATTGGTCGGCCTCCTCGAGGTTTGTGAGTTGCCGGTGTCCGGTGTCGGTGAGTCGCCAGGTGAGGGCGGGGGAGCCGGTGTCGGTTATTCCACGGCCAGCACGTTCCACTAGGCCGGCGGTGACGAGTTCGCCGCGACGTTTCGCCGCTGACCCTCTCAGGAGTCCGGTGTAGTGGGAGAGTTGGCAGTCGGTCGCCGAACCTAAGACGGCGAGGGTTTCGAGGATTGCGCGTCGGCCTGAGGAACGTCCGACCGGGTTAGCGGTAGCGGCCTCTTGTGAGGTTGACGGGTCTGAGGTTCGGGCGCCTGGAGTGTCGACGAACGTGAAGAGGTCGAGCTGGTCGGTCATGGCGTGACCTCTCTTCTCGAGGCTTCGAGCCATGCGGCCCAGACGGTGACGGCGTAGAGGGCTCCTGATACGTCTTCTCGTTCAATGGCGGCGCGAAGGTCGCGGGCTGAAGAGAGGGCGTGCGCGTATGCGGTCGCTGGAGCAATGCGCGACCTGAGGGCCGCGTCCACTACCGCTCGATGTAGTCGTCGATCGAAAGGAACGAACCCAACCGGTCCCCGTAAAGGTCGAGGATTTTCCGGAGGGTGGTGATGCGAGGGTCGGCCTTGCCGTTCTCGATTCGCTGGAGGGTGTTTCGACCGATTCCAGCGAACGCGGCGGCGTGTTCCATTGAGAGTTCGGCGTCGATCCTGGTCTGCCTGAGGGCGCGGAGGTTTACCGAGCCTCGTAGGACTGCGTGACAGCCTGGGAAGTATTCGTCGAGCGGTGATACGCCTGACACGTTCTCCCCGGATCGTTCTAAGCGTTGCCGCGTCGACGATACGAGTTTCTCGTGTGGGCGGCCATTCTTGGCTTGTGTTGCCATTGGTTAGCCTTTCGGGAAGGGACCGGGCGACGGATGCCGACCGGGCCGGTTTCCTTTGGGCCCTTAGGGTTCTCTCGACTTTACATAACGAGGAGAGTAGGCCGCCCCCCATAATAGGGACGTGACTAAGGGCTTCGAGTGACCGGCGGAGTGTTGCTCCCGAATTACTACCACATCGCGACCGTCTTGCGGGGGATTGTTTGAAACCCCCGGAACTAGGGGAGCGTTACGGGGCTCTCCGTTGTCGGGGTTGAGACGCGCGAGGGCATGACGGCGCCTCCGATTGCTCCGGCGGCGGTGCCTGCGATCGCCCACAAGGCCGACGCGTCAGAACCTCCCGAGGTGACAATCGATCCGGAGACCAGGGCGGCGACGGCGATCAGTGCGAGGGCGATGGTTGCGGGGAGTGTCTTCACGGTTTCTCTTTGTGGTCGTCGAGGTGTGCCTCGAGGGTGTGGGTGATGGTGCGGAGCTGCTTTGTGTGTCGTTTCAGGATGGCGGCGTTTTGTTTGTGTTCGGCGGCGGTGAGGTGGCGGGTTTTTAGTGCTTGCCACACGACCGCGAACGTCGACGCGCAAGCCATTACGAGGAGGTCGGCGGCGACTCCTTGAAACATGAGGTTACTTCGTCCGAGGGATCGCGTCGACGAAGGCCTGGTCCGCCACCCATACGTTCAGGCCTTCGACGATGATCGTCTGCGCTCCTGGCGGGGTGATGATGTGGCCCCCACCTACGGCGACGGCGTAGGCGACGTTGGGGAGTTGACCGGCGGGTACGTGCCATTTCCAGCCGAGGCCGGCGTCGGCGAGGTAGACCTCTCCGGCTTTGTTTCCTCTGATTAGGTAGCGGTTCATTTCATCCTCGAGAGTGGGTAGGGGTTGGGGGATGTTGGCGGCGATTGCTTTGACCAGGAGTAGGTCGAGGTCGGGCCGTTCGGGGTGGATGCTCCAGGCGTCGGTTCGGTCCCAGGGCTGTACGTCTCCGTGACAGAACAGGCCGGGACGTTTGAGGGCGTCGGTTCCGATCCATGCGAGGGCGTCGGGGATGTTGACTCCGACGAGAGTCCAGAGCTCGAAGATTGCGCGTCCGGCGCGGCCGATCATGGCGAGCGTGTTCGGATCGTTGGGGGACAGGTCCCTCGAGCGTCCGGTGAGGCAGATTGACCAGGTGCGCGAGTTGTATCCGGCGGCGGCGACGCTGTAGGTCGTGTAGAGCGGCGGGACCATGTCGATCGTTGTCTCGGAGTCGACTATTGCGGCGTAGGAACCGGGGTCGGATCTACGCGCGATGAACTGAGCGAGACCGAGCGCGGTCCCTGGGCCGGTGGCACCTTCGGAGGTGTGCACCGAAACCGCCCACGTCGGCGTGTTCGCCCTCGAGGGGTAGAACTGCGGCGACGCGGGCGGATGGTCGAGGAGGTAGAAGCTCACGACGTGGGGGCGGTCGAGGTTGTCGGGCCTACGTCTTCAACGGAGAACACGACGGGCGCGGTCGGGCTAGCGAGTGTTCGGAACTGTTTCGCTGCGACGTTGACATACCCTTGGATTTTGAAGGTGACTGAGCCCGAGATTGGGTAGGTGGCGTAGGCGGTCAGGTTGACGGTTGCCTGGTCGGCGGCGGTTGCGAGAGAGGTATTCGCCTGCCCCCATGCGGTGAACCCGTCGATGACGCGCAGGGAACCGATGACCGGCGAGCCTGAAGGGCTGTCGAAGAATCCCGAGAAGTTGAGCCGGTAGCGGCGGTTTGCTGTGTAGTTGAAAGTCAGGGAGGAGGAGGTCATGTCGACCGCGGTGGTCGACGAGAATGTCTGCGAAGTCGTGATCGAGGCCGGGGCGACCATCGATCCCCAAGGTTGATTCCATGGGCGGGCCCATCCGGTCGTCGCTCCGTAATAGACCTCCAGGGCTCCGGAGTCAGTCAGGAATGAGACCAGGCCGCGGGTTGGTGCGGTGATTGCTGCGGATCGGGCGCTCGAGTTTGTGAAGACCTGGACTGTCTGGTCTCGGACGTAACTGTTCATGTTTGCGGCGGTGACCTCTTCGAGGGCGGCCCACGTTTTCCATCCGGTCATTTTGTGCCTTTCGTTATTTGAGGGAGTTCGCGAAGTCGAGACGGTTTGCCGGAGACGAGTTGAGTTTCCAGTAAGTGGCCGAGAACGTGAACGGGTTCGGGATTGTTGCGAAAGAGATCGACCATCCGTTTCGCGCGTCGACGTTATGTGTGAGGCCGTAGACCTGGACGGTTGCGACAATGTCGGCCACGTCGAGGGCGAGTTGTCGGCCGATCATTTCGGCGGAGAGAAGGGCCTCAAAGATTGGGACGGCGCCGGTTCCGGCGTATTCGGGTTGGATGGTGAGCGCCGTGGGTACGCCTGGGGGGTTGTCTTTGGACCATAAGAGGCCGAGGGAGGACCACCAGGTGAGGTCCGCCTGGACTCCGAGGGTTGTGTTTTGTGTGATTCGGGAGAGACCGTTGGCGTCAATTGAGGCTTGACTTGAGGCGGTGACTGAGGTGAGGCCGTCGGCGGTTGCGGTGATTGAGTTGCGGACTTGGCCGAAACCGATCGAGGGACGGGTCGCCGATGTGATAGCGGCCGGGTTTCCGTTGAGGAGGGTGGAAACGGTCTCGAGGCGGGATTCGGCGAACCATTCGGGGCCGTAGGTGATGTTGCCGTCCGGGTTGACCAGGAGGAGACCAAACTCGGAGACTACTACTTCTTGTACCTGGCTCAGTGCGTTCCCGGCGAGGGTGGTGGCCCCCATAACGCGACCGCCGAGGCAGGTTTGAAAGATCGGAGCCTGAAGGTTCGCCGATTGGAAGATCCGTGCGAGTCGTTGGATTCCCGAGTCTCCGGCGCCCTGGGAGGTTGTCGCCTGGAGGTCGACGGATGCGAGTCGAGAGAGAATGTCGGTTCCGGTAATGGTGGCGAACTGATCTTCCCAGACAAGAGACCAGAGGAACCCGGTGAAGACGTTGTAACGGTTGCCCCCGTAGGTGGTGGCGGTGAGTTGTAAGGGCAGACCGGCCCGAAGTTTCGAGAAGTATGGTCCGGCCGAGTTTGAGGGGTCGAGGGTTCGTTCCGGGTCCCATAGGCGTAGAGACACGTAGCCGGGTTGGGGGAGATAGAAGTCTCCGGCCGAAAGGGCTCCACGTCTCCAGGACGCGGTGACGACCTGACATTTCAGGTCTACGAATTGGTCGAAGTATCCCTCGAGGAGGTTTCCGGCGGTGAGGCGCGAGAGCGTCGGGGAGTTTAGGGTCCAGCCGTCGGAGTCTCCGACCGCGAGTTTCACGGCGAGGGTCGGGGCGTAGCTCATGACCAGAGGCCCGCCGGTTTCCCGTTACGTGAGACCCATTCCTGGAGTTCTCGGACGATCCAGGAGGCAAGGTCGCCCCCGTCGGCGCCTGG